ATGTTATTCCAATATTACTAATCTTATAGTCTAAATCAAATAGCCTTGCTTGTGGGCTTCCGACCTTTTCCCACTCATAGATATGATGAAGTAGTTCTGGAGACATTTTTGCATTTACATCAATAAACTGCGCTGCAAGTTCTGATATCTTTGGGGCTAAGGATGCGTATAGTTCTATCTTTCCTTTTTCAATTCCCTCTAAAAATCCAGTAGAGTAGTTCATTATATTGTTAATTTCTCTTTGAAACTGTCTACTATCTATTCTTACGCTAAGCATTATACATCTACCGCCTGATTCTCAGACCTACGTATGACCAGATTATAATACTCTATCCCACCAAATGGACCAACGTATGGTTCTTGTGTTGCTATTTCAAATATTGTAGACTTGCCACTTCTTGGACCAGATGTTTCGATATAAATCTCATTACAGTTCTTGTCACGAATGTTTGTTAATATTATGTTTGTTATTGAGTGAGGAGAGTCTAAACTTGATATACGAATGTCTGTTTTGACTCTTCCAATTAAACTTGTTCTTTGTGTAATGTTAACGTTTGGCCTGACCTCTTCATTACCAGCATTTCCAACTGCGTTAAAGTTTCCTGCAATTGTTTTATCTAGAATCCAAGTTTTCTTAACATTGCCATAAGTTCCCTGCTCAACAATCGGATAATAAATATCTGCTTGCATTGGAAATATAAAATCTGGCTCTTCGCATATCATTAAATTATCCCTGGCTTGACAATGGTCTTAACATATTTGTCAAGTATCTTATCAACTAAGAAGTTACCAGTACCGCCAAGCATTGCCTTATCAAACTGAATTCTAAACTGATCTGTATTGTATGATGTAACATATCTCTTGTAGTAGTCTAACTTACCACACTTAAGGTCTTCAATTAATAACTTTGCTGCATACTCAACATCATCAGGTACTGTTAGATAACCATAGTCTACAACAAATGTATAATCGTATCCTGATGGAAATGCTATTCCTTCATATCCATAATATCCAAGATCTCCGCTTGCAAAAGGAAGTTTTTGTGCTGTTGATTCATACCTATTTAACTCACCATCCTGTACTCTTTGTATAGCGGTTTTGTCTGATGTTATAATATACTGATACTCATTTAGGTCTGGTGTTGATCTATCATAGACTAACTTATTGTTTTCATAAACCTTGAATACTCTATAAACCTTTTCCCATAAAGAAAAATAGTCTGAGCCATTGCCAGTTCCAACTATTGTTATCTTTTTATTATAAAATCCTTCTGGTACAAATGTGTCTATCATTGACCTTGCAACTAATTCTAATATTGTGTATTCGGCAATCTCTGATGCCGTTGTTCCTAATGTGTTTGGGTTTACATATGGTCTGATTAGTTCGTAGTATTCTTCGTGAATTAATTCTTCACCCTCGCCAATTGTAAAAATTTCAACTCTGTAGTTATTGTCGTATCTTCCAGGAAGTTGAATATTAATATTATCTCCTGTAGACCATTCTAAAAATTCTAAAACCTGTACTGAAAGGTCCGCCATATCTGTTACTCTTGCATAGATATCTGCATCGCTGTATCCTGAAGGAACAACAAAGTTTACTATGATGTCATCATATGGCGGAACTCTCAATATCTCCATATTTTACTTACCGAATTCCTTGGCAACTTCTTCTGGTGTGGCTATGCGGATATGAGAACGAGTAAGCCACTTTTCAGCAGCGTCCTTTTCAACAATGTTATAGCCACGGTAGACCTTGCCTACCTCTGACCATGTTACATTCTTTGTTGAATAAATGGCAACAGTATCTTTCTTTTCTGCAACCTTTTCCTTCTTCTTTCTTTCAGGTGCCTTTGGTGCTGTTGTTGCTCCAATGACTCCTTCCGCTACTGATCCAAGTGCCTGAACCTCTTCAGGTGCCTGGTATGCAGGTGCTTCGACAACTGCCTGAACTTCTTCTACAACTGGAGTTTCTACAACATGCTCGACAACTGGTGCCTCTACAACAGGCTCTTCTGCAACTGGTGCTTCAAAAACTGGTGCTTCATGTACTGTTTCTTCTACAATTGGATTTTCATTAATGTTTTCCATAATTCCTCCTTGTTAGTATTATATCATTATAAGTAATAAGGGGAGCAGGAGCGTTAACTCCTACTCCCCCTAAATTGTACTGTTTACAGATTATGCATCTGCTGCAGCATCAGCGAATGCAATTGCATCCTGCTCTTCCCATTGAATACCGAAGCGAACGAAGACTGTATATTCTACAGTGTCCTTCTTTGGCTTGTATTCACGGTTTACTGTGATGTCACGCTGGAATCCCCATACACGGTTCTGTGGGAATGTCAAGTCGACATATCCTGCAGGGTAGTAAGGAACTTCCTGTACGTCAATTCCTAGAACACGTGTTGTACGTGCTCCGCCGAATGTCTGTGCTCCACCGTCAAGGTATGCCTGACGATTAGTTGGAGTTCCGCCAGCACGTGAAGCGAATGCTTCAGCAACTGCGTCTGCTAGGGTACCGTTATTCTTAACGATTCCCTGGAATGCATCTGTACCAGCATAGAACTTCAAGTTAGACTTGATAGCACGATACTTACGTGGCATTGCAAGAATGATGTCCTGCATTACATCTGTTGTCCAGGCGTTATTAGCGACTGTTACAACTGACTCATGAGCATCTCCGTCAGTCTTTACACGGTTTACGAAACCGTTCATGATTGACAAGAAGTTTCCTGTTGCGCCATCTCCGTTGATTGCAAGGTCTTCGATATCATTACCGAAAGCGTTTGTCATTAGACGTACGATGTGATCTTCTAGTGCTGCACCTTCGATGTTATCTTCTAGTGCTTCTGCAGATACTTCCCAGTCAAGACGAATCTTCTTTGTAGTCAATTCAACCTTTGAGAATGTTGCACCTGCGTTTGTGTAATCGCCAACTGCTTGCGCTGCTGCACGAATAACACGCTCTCCGACGTTTACCTTTTCGAGTTCCATTGTATTGGCTCTCATAGTAACGCGACGGCCATCTTGGGCGAGAATGGTTGCATCCCACACGTAGTCAATAAAACGACGTGCTTGCTCTGGGCGTAGGATACCTGATCCAGCCTCACCTGAAGGGTTAACTGCATTTGGTCCAGATGTAACGCCTGATAGTGCTGTTGGGATATTTCCTAACACGCCACCATCGGTGTAATTACCTGGTACGTTTGAACCTGCTTCAGATCCAGATGCGAATGCACCTTGTCCCTGATACAGTCCTGGTGCTGTTCCACCAAGATTACCTGATGTTCCAGGCTGGTTCTTTTCTATATTTTGTTCCGACATATTGTCACCTCCTGTGATTTTTTACTTATTTGTTTTTTAATTGAATAAGTCGGCTGTTTTGAGGAAACTACCGCCCCATAGGGATTTTTCAACCGTTTCAGGTTGATTCTGTACTATCTCGCCGAGATCGCCAGACTTTCGGAAAGCAGTGTCTTGCTCTACAAGTTCCACACGCTTACCAAATTCATTGAAATCATTTGATACTGCTGCAATATCTTTTGCAACTGCTTCAAATGATGTTTTTGCTGTTTCAACATCTACCTTTGTAGACTTAAGCATTTCTACTTCTGCCTGCAAAGACTTAACTGTTGAAACTAGATCGCTAAAGGCTGATTCTAGAGTGTTCTTGATTTCAGCAACTGAGTCAACAACTGCCTCATCTGATTTAGATACTTCTGTAACTTCTTCAACTACATCTGCTGCAGGAGTCTCTTCAGACTTTGCAACTTCTTCAGATGCTGTGGCTTCATCGGCCTTAGCAACTTCTTCTGTAGGTGCCTCAACTACGGCATCAACCTCTGGAGCGACCTCTGACTTTTCTACTTCTACTGGTGCTTCTGTTTCAATAACTTCTGCAACTGTTTCTGTGTTTGCTGTCATAGGTTGTACCTCCTTGTTAATCTTAGAAGTATTAATGCCTTTAGCACTATCAACTAAGAATTTTATCATGTTTGTTTTTTCATTATCCGTTTTCTCAACGAATCCTATGTTTTCCATCTGCTCACCAGTAATTGGGCTAAGTTCTGATTCATTTTCAGATGCTATAACTATTCCATTTTCCTTGTCATAAAAAACATTTTCTAATACAGTGGAGTCACCCTTGATAACATCTACACCGTCAACTTTTTCTACTGAAACAATATTTGCAAATTGATTAGCAGGGGAATCTACAAGACTCAACTCTACCAAATCATATTCCTTAATAACTCTAATTGTCTTATCTGCTTTCTCGTCATAGGCATCGTCCCACTTGTTCATTCGTCCACCAATAGAAAAACCAGTAAGGGTTCCGTCAAGAACCTTCTCCCAAGTATCCTGTGCACCCTTTGAAACATATGCTGAAACAAATACACCCTTATAGAACTTCTTTGTTTCTGGATCGAAATACTTATCTTCTTTAAAATCTACCATCTTGCCTACTGCTACTGGCTGATGCATTTCTCTAATATTCCCACGAAACTTTGCAAAGGCTGACATGCTTGCTTCTGCAGTTACAATGTCATCTTGCTTATCAACATTATCAAGGGATGCGAAACCAGATACAATTCTGCGTTCTTTGTCTACCTTGGTTAAAGGCATAGATAGGCGAATATTATCACCATCTGAATTCCAATGCGCTTTTGATATAATCATGGTTATTATATTATATACCCTTTTTTATTAAAGTATCACTATTCGGACATTTCGGTCAGGTCATCAACTTTGCGACCTTCGCCCTTTGGATTTCTTCCACTTACAGTGGCTGGTCCATCAGACTGGTTGTTAGTTCTTTCGGTGTCCCTTGCTCTGTTAGCATTATCATTTGCTGCTTGTTCTGGCTTTGGATCGAACGGTTCATTCCCACCTTCTATTTGTGGGAGCCCAAGAAGTTCTCTTCCTTCGTTTGGCATCATAACCTGAGTCTTAACAAGTCGCTCAATGATTTGTGACTGAGCAATCTCATCTGTAAGTGTAAGTTCATTAAACTTGAACTCCAGAATATCTGTTTTTTCTTTTACGATTTTATTGATCATCTTCTCAAGATTTCTTTGTGCTGGCCTTGCAACCTGCTCCTTGAATGTTCTGTCTTGAGATAGCGCTGCTGCGATTGCTGCTGAATCAGAACCACCAATCTTAGAAAGGGGAACCTGGTGTGCAACAAGGATGTCATCTCTATTTTGCTTCCGATACTCTTTAAATGATGCTTCCTGAATTCCGTTTTCTACAGGGTCCATCTTAAACTCTACTTTGTTGGTGTCAGAGTCTCCTGGAAGTGGGATATAAAGAGTTCTGTGGTTTTGTCCTTTTAGGCCCGTCTGCAAAAATCTAAACATCTTGTCTTCTGCCTCAGCAGATAACTTTGCACCCTTAAGGGTTACAACGTATCTTGGTGTTGCCTTGTTCTGGAAATAGTCAATATTGTATTGTGATGCAAGTTGGTCTCCATGAAGTGACCCGATTGCAGACATAATATCTGGTACACCATAAAATGTATTTAGTGGTGAGTATTCCTTAAAGTGAATGATCTCGTTAGGTCGAGCATCTGTTCCAAGTGGATTAGCATTTGTTGCTCCAAAGTTGCGGAAGTAAACTACCTTGTTTGCAATTACTTGAACAAAACCATCACGAAGACGACGAACACGCATTGTTGTAGAAGGAATGTGTCCAACATAACCAATGTCTCCACGAACAGTTCTACCAACTTCAAGGTAACCATTTCCAGTTGCCTGAAGGTCAGTAAAAACCTTTTCCATTGTTGTAGTAAATGAATCCTCTGTGTTTAGCGATTCGAGCCAGTCGCTTAACTCAATCTTTGCTCTTTCAATTCTTTTCCGTGCATTCTCTGCTGTCTTTGGCTCAGAGGCTTCTAACTTAAGCATTGTTCTTTGAGAAACCCTAAACTCATAGCCAAGGCCTACAATATTTTCTACTTTTGCATCAATCGCTGCATGGTTAGCAAAAGATGTATCATAAAAACTTGCAAGTTCATAAAGATTCCATGGTGGAGTGATTACATCAAATAGTCCGTAAGCATTTCTAAATACTGTTCCTGAGTTAATCTCTTTAGACTTTGCTCCGTCACGACCAGTACTCTCTGCTCTTGAACTTTCTATGTATGCTGGTGTTGCTTCACCTTTTAGTACACGAGTTGTTCTTCTTTTAAAGTTTGCATCAAGTCCCTGCAAATCTTTGATTACATCCCATGTTTGATTGAATGGGTCCTGCTTTATAAATGTGTCGTCTTCTGGAAGTGGGCTATCTGTTTTTGCTCTAATAAAAAAGTCTTTGTCTTCACTCATTAGTCGTCACTTCCATACTTAGCAATTGTATCCTTGGCTGCTTGAACTGCTCCAAGGTCATTAAGAGAAGGAATTAATCCCTCTGCCATTCTTTGCTTTTGCTCAGAATATTCTTCTTCTGAAATTCTAGTTAGGCCTGGTACGAAGATGCATTCGCCATCTCCTTCATCCCCGTAATATTTTGCTGCTTCTTTAAGTTTGGAGATCTGAAGAATGTCACCCTTCATTGATTCAATATTTAAAACAGAACCAGTTCCATCCGTAAACCACTTTCCATTAGACCTTTTATAAACATACAGGCCCCAATCATAGTGCTTTTCGATAATTTTTGCACGGGACTCCCCCACTTGCCCTTTCATTTTGGGCAGTTGCTTCTTCTTTTTACTTGGATCTTGGGTATTCATATACTCAAGTATACCATATTAGACTGCAGTAACTGTTATTAGTTTTGAGGTTATACCAGAATAGATTCTATATTCGTGATCTGTCTGTGACCTTAGATTGTTTATAGTGAGCGTTCCTGGACTATCAATAATAATCTTATTTGTTCCTGTATAACTCTTATAGATGGTGGAAGGGCTTACGCCATAATAGTTCTTTGAAGACACAATTTTGACCCCATCCCAAACAAAGTTAGATGTTTGCCAATAATCCCAATCAAGCACTTCTGGTGGAGCATTTTCAACTGCAAACCAAGATCTTTCCTGAATCTGCTGAACTTCTTGCAGATTGGTAGACTGATAGTAAGAGACAGTGTTAAAGGTTATTGGTCCATTAAAATTAATAACTCCTACAGTATTTGCAAAGTTTAATAGTTTTGGGAAAGAGATGCCAAGAAATCCCCACTCTTTGATGGTTATCACTGGCTCTTTTACAATCTTTCCATTCCAATAAAAGTCTATACCAGTATCTAATCTACCAGTTTTTGCATCAACTGCATATATCTTTGCTCGTTCTCCAGTTGGATGAATAGCAACCATGTAAAACTTTATATGCTCATCTCTTGATTTAATTTCAAAAATTTCTGTAGATGCATATGGAAAGGCATCTTTGTCATACCGAATTGCTGCTTGCATTGCTAAAACTTTAAAATTGTCTGATTTTTCTTTATTCACTGGAATAGATATCCCACGGTTTTCTCGTGGATCATAAGCGCCTTTTAATTCTAGGCCAGTATATCTTGTTAAATACAAATATGGAGAACTGCCTTTATAGATTGCAAAAGGATTTGTGCTGCTGTAGTCATAGTAAAATCCAGATTTTTTATAAGGATAAACATCTTGTCCAAATCTAGTGCCTATTGGATTTATAGATGTTTCATTAAATGCTTGAGATGCATACTCTAGGCTTCTTAAAGATATCTTGCTTTTAAGTATTCCCTTTACGTTAAACTCTAAATGAGTAACAAGTGCAAGATCTAAAACATTTACATTGACTGGAGGATAGAGAATCATATTGTCAATCACCTCGTATTTACTAGATCTCCAATTTTCTCCTGGAATTACTATAGAATCATTTGAGGGTTTTTCAACATTTATAAAATTATCTGATGAAAGATTCGCACCATTTTTTATATACTGAAAACTTACATAAGACCTAACAAGAGAATCTGTTGTGTCATACTTGTAGTTTTTGTTGGCTCTATTTTTTAAATCATTATAATCTAAATAATTTGTAAAAAGTTGATTCCCTAAAGAAGAGTAGTCTCTTTTAATAGGACTAGAATATTCTTCTGACAACTCTTTATATGTCCAAGAACCCAACTCTTCTTCTTCTATAAAAATCGAAGGAGATGGATAGTTTATATTAAACTGTATAAAGTCTAAATCATAGTAACTTTTATTTTTTTTATCTTTTACATATTTAGCAAAATATGTTAAAGGAATATAGT